ACAAATTAAAAAATATTAGAATAAAAACTTCTGGTGGGATTTTTAAATTCGAAAATTATAAAATCTATGTAATTCCAAGAAATAAATTAGGATTTGGTATTTCTCCCTTAATTGATAAGGTAATCGATTCAAAAATAAAATTATCTGATTCTTGCATATCATCTAGAGGTAGGTCAATAAGTGATGATTACATTAAATATACATTAAAAAAACCAAACACGGTTTTATTCTTTGTCACAAAAACACTAGAACACAAAAAAAGAGTTTGGAAAACTGAACGCTTTGATAAAACATTAAGAGAAACTTTAAAAACGCTTGATTTAGAAGTTATGGATAATGCAAAATATTTTAATGAAATTAGAAAGCAACTAAAATTAAGACCAATTATTCCAATGAGTTTAAAACGTAATCCAGAAAAATATAGAGATGAGACCTTAGGTGCTTTAGAAAAATATTTGAGTCCTGAATTAAGTAGTTCTTCTAAAAGCAGCGGTAGCAGCGGTAGCAGCGGTAGCAGCGGTAGCAGCGGTAGCAGCGGTAGCAGCGGTAGCAGCGGTAGCCTTACTGGAGGAAATTATGAAGAAATGTCTATATTTCAAGAAAATCTTGTATCATATATGTTTATAAATAGAGACACCGAATTAGATTATACTATAGATTTAGTTTGTACTACAAAAATGTTAGGGTTTGATCCCAATCATGCAAGAATGCCCGAATATAAATTTCCTTGGGCAACTTTTCTACTCTTTGTATTTTTAAAATCAGTAGGAAAAAGAGGTATTAATTTATATAATTATGCCTCTGGAGAGGGAAATATTGGATACTATAAAAGATTTTTATTCAATTTAGGAGATAAACAATGTGAAAGTTGTGATATAACATTTAGGGCATCTCAGGCAATACCATTTAATTTAATAGAAGGACCTAATGATGATGAAAAAAGACAATTATCAGAATTAATTGATTGTCTCCCTAGTGATTATAAAAAAAGTTTTGGTTATAAGATGAAAATTTGTGATACGAAAAGTGATGTTAATAAGAGAGGACTTATTGAATTAGAAAAATATTTAGATGCAAAATGGCGCACTACATTTAATTTAGATGATTTTGTAGTTTCTAAATCAAATATAAAAACACATAAACCATTAACTTCACATAAATCATTAACTAAAAAGTCTAGTCCTTCAACATTTTTTTCTTCTAGTAAGCTTAGTAAAAAAACTAGAAAGAAACCTCATAGTATTTAGAATTAATGGAATTAATGGAATTAATGGAATTAATTAATTATTTAATTAATAAAAAAAAATTGTCTATTATTAAATGAGTAACACGAATAATATTTCCAAAGCAGGTGTGAATAAAGTTGCCACTAAAACAAGTACTAGTGCAATTGACAAAATAAATAATGTTAAAAATAAAATTTATGATAATTTAAGTACTGGAGGGGTTCTTGGTATTTTATTATTAATTTATCTAGTTGTTAATTTTGCTTATATCATGTCTGAAAACTATAGAGTTACTTCCACCTTAAAGGAATTAGATAAATATTCAAAATCACTAGCAATTGATTATAGATATCTCTACCAAGAAGGTAGAGGAGAAAAACTTTTTAAAAATTTCTATGTAGCTACTGCTTATAGACCTTACTTAGCTAAAAATCAAATGTTTGACTATTGCTCAAATTCATTACTCTTAAAGACTATTAAAAATGGTGTTAGAGCAGTATATTTAGATGTATTTAATGATACTCTTTCCGACGATTCCTTCCCAGTAGTATCTTCAGGATACGAAAAGGGAAATTGGCGTCTCACCCTAAATACTCTTAGTTTGGATAGTGTTTTTCAGACCATAATTAAAAGTGCTTTCACAAGTGGTTATGTTAATAACTATGATGATCCGTTTATTATATTACTAAATTTAAAAACTAATAATAATTTTAAATGTCATAATAGAATTCAAGAAGCACTTTTTAAATATTTCAAAAATAGACTTTTACCAAGTAAATTTAGTTATGGACGTGGAGACTTACTAAATACACCAATGAAAGAACTTATGGGTAAAGTCATAATAATGACTAGTAATGGATATCAAAATAGTAAATTAGAAGAAATTGTAAATTTTTCTTGGGAACGAGATGATTTCCATAAATTATCATATAAAACATTAGTTGATGAAGTAAGAGAAAGTGGTGCGATTAAATTAAATATGGATGATGTAAGAGTTCAAATGAGGGAAAACTTGGCACTTATAGTCCCAGATGATAATGTTTTATTTACAAATAATTATAATCCAAATAATTTCTTTGATACAGGTTGTCAAATGATTGCAATGAATTATCAAAAAGTAGATAAATATATGGAAGAATACTTTACTAAATTTAAGAATAGCAGTTTTGTTGAAAAACCGGAGTCTCTAAAGAGTCTCTAGAGAAAGAGTCTCTAGAGAAAGAAAGAGTCTCTAAAGATTATATTTTTTTTATCAGTTTATATTAGAATAAAAATATGGACGACCAAGAATCTATCAAAAAACAAAAATATATAAATTGGAAAATTCCATTTGTTACTGGAATTGTTTTATCATTTGCTATTTTATTTCTTTTGATTAACCTTAAAGGATATTTCATTGGTATGATTAATAATAACCTATTTAACGATATATATCCTATTTTTGTTATTCTAATAATATTAAATTGTGCTTTAGCTACTTACACTATAACTCAATATTATTATAGAATAGATAAACCAGGAATGAAAGGTCCTCCAGGCAATTTTGGTCCAAGAGGAGATCGAGGAGAAGACAAACTATGCGATATAACTTCTCCTAAAATAAAGCGCTTTAAGTTAAAAAAAATCCCTAATCCTGAGAAATATGCAGTAGATGTAAGTGTATTAGAAAATGCAACACTTGATTTAGAAAACGCTAGAATTATTCCACAATGGACAACCTCAAATAAGATTGGAATAACCGATGTATCAGGAAATATTATTGGAGCGAGAGGAAGTAAATGCTTAAATGATAATAAATGTTCTATAAAAAAAAATATATCAGTAAAAGAAAATGTTTTAAATGAGGAAACTGGCGAAGATGAAATAAAGAGAACTTTAAAACCATTTAATGGAGCTATTTTAAATTATTCTGTTAATAAAATTGGAACAGATGGAGATATTCATACACTTCAATTTACCTATGATAAAAATAATAATGTAAAAAAACAATCCCACGAAATTCAACTTTTGCAAGATTTTGTGGGTCCTAACAATTTAAGTAAGGAATTAAAACATGGTTTAAAAACTAACAAAGGAGTCGGTACTGATTTTTCATGTCCCCCACATTCTGCTATATACAAAATCGAAGCTCTACATGGAAATGATACAAAAAATAAAGCTGGGAATATAAAAGGATTAAAATTTCATTGTAGAGATATTACTACTGGAGAAAAAAGAAAAATCCTTGATGAAAATAATAACAAGGTTAATGAAATTAATTTTGGTGTAGAAGTTTCTCCTTCTAATAAATCATATACCTATAGTTCTGTTGAATGCCCAAATATAACGCGAAAATTACATGATTCTGGAAAAGCTGTAAAAATTCCAGGTATATTAAGTAATTATGATATAATCAGTGGTGATAAAACTGGTCTTCAAGCATTAAAATTTAATCATTGTAGTTATTACCATAAGAATCCTAATGAGTTTAAATTAGAATAAGTAAAATATTTTTTTATAATAAATGTCTATTACATTTAATAGGGATTATTTAGATAAATTGCTAACAAAATACATAAATGACAATTACGATGAAAATATTTTTAAAGAAATGGCAAAATACTGCCTATTTGATGGGAAAGGCATCAGACCTCTCATAATAAAAGATATATATGCTAATGCTGCTAATGCTGCTAATGCTGCTAATGCTGCTATCTGTGATAATTTGATGGTATCTATAGAATTACTACACACTGCTTCATTAATATTGGATGATATGCCATTTATGGACGATGATACAATGCGTAGAGGAAAACCATGTGTTCATATTAAATATTCTATAGAATCCTCTAAAAAATTAGTAAATAAATTTATAAATCATTCTATAAGATTAATATACGAAGTAGTTAATGACAACGAAACTATAAAAAATATCTTAGATATTCTCCAAGACACTACTTTTGGACAATATATTGATTTATTTAATAAAATACCACAATCAGCAGACACTTATAAGAAATGTGAATTATTATGTTTAAAAACATCAACACTTTTTAATTTAGCATTTCTTTTTGGTGCAGTTTCATGTGGTCTTTCAAAAACATCACAATCTAAATTTGTAGAAATGGGGAGTCTATTTGGTAAGTTATTTCAAATATCAGATGATTTTGAGGATTGTATAGAAGATTTAGAAAGAGGTAGAAAAATGAATCATGTTAATTTATTAGGAAGAGAAACATCTCTAGAATTATTCAATGAATTTAAATCAGAATTAGAGAATAAATTAAAACAATCATCGGGTTATAGTATTTTCTTCGCTAAATTAATAGAAAAAATGTCTAGTAGAATTTAATAATAATAATAATAATAATAATGGAATACATTACGTTATATGAAAATAAGCTTAAATCCAATCCATACTTTAGTGAGCTTAAAGAATATATAGATTTTAAGGAATATGCACAAAATAATATTAAAAATTTAAATGTAAGAGATTCACTAGATAAAAAGAAAATACAAAGTCTCTATTTTGTTTCAATAATATTAGACATACATTCTAATGTTTTAGTCAATTATTATAATTATAATACAGAAACAAAACGTCATTTATTTTATCTTTTAATAACTACACAATTAATGAAAGATTTTTTAACCAATATAGAAATTCTAGTTGATAAAGAAAAACAAAAAGAAATGTTTAAAATGTTCATAAGTCTAGATGTAGATGTAGATGAAAAAGATAGGCATAATCATAAACATCAAAATATACTTAAGCAAATCATTCGTTATTTAGAGTAATTATAATTATTAATTCAATATTATATGGACAATAAATTATACGAACAACTTGGAATTAATAGAAATGCTACTGAAGATGAAATTAAAAAAGCTTATAGAAAACTTGCTATGAAATATCATCCCGATAGAGTTAAAAATAAATCCGATAAAGAACAGAAGCAAGCAGAAGAAAAATTTAAAGAAATATCTAATGCCAACGAAATTTTATGTAATAAAGAAAAGCGACAAATGTATGACCAATTTGGAATGAGTGGTGTAGAAAACGCAGGTGGCGGAGGAGGTATGAATGGAATGCCATTTGACATGAATTCTAATATTTTTGAATCCATGTTTGGCGGAATGGGTAGGAATAGAGGTAGAACTAGACCTAATCGTGTTAGAAAATGTAAAGAGACCATACAAAAAATAGAAATTACATTAGAAGATTTTTATTTATGTAATAGTGTTAGTGCAATAATTAACTTAACTAATACGTGTAGTAAGTGTGAAGGTTCTGGTGGATTAAACAAAGATTCTGTCACTAAATGTATGAAATGTGATGGTGTAGGAACTATAACACAGATAAGACAAGTAGGACCTATGATTACACAAACCCAAACAACATGCTATAGTTGTTCAGGTAAGGGGAAAATTTTAAAAAATGGAGAGCAATGTTTAAATTGTAATGGGAATTTGTTGGAAACTGTAAAGCGTAAAGTTAATATAAAAATAAAACCTGAAACTAATATCAATGAAAAAATTGTTCTAGAGGGTGCAGGTAATAGTCACCCTGATTATAATAAGCCTGGTGATCTTGTAATAATCTTAATTGAAAAACAAAATAAATACTATAGACGTGTAGATAGTGACCTTTATCTAAAAAAACCAATTAGTCTTTTAGATGCTCTTTGTGGTGCAGAACTACAATTTATTACTATAGATAAAAGGGAATTTGTTGTTAAAACTTCAGACATAATAAAACCTAATAGCATTTACAAAATCAAGGGTGAAGGTATGCCCATTAGTGCTATTAAGAAAGGAGATTTATATATAGAATTTGATATTATATTTCCAAATAGAATTTCTAATGAGAGAAAGAATTATCTCAAAAAACTACTAGGTAATTCTTTAGAAAAACAGCATTCTTCTTCAGAATCATCATCCTACTCTTCAATAAAATTAATGGAGAGCGTTGATTATAATTCATTCAAAGATAGACTGGGAAAAAGCAATTGGACTAGTGGAGATGGAGGTGAAAATTTGAATGATTATGATGTTGATTATGATTATGATGAGTCAGCTAATGATGATATTCCATGTCATCCCCAGTAATATATTCTTAATGTTCTTAAGTAATAATTTTTTTTATTTTATAAAATTGATATAAAATTATAAATGTATTTTTATTTATAATACTTAAAAAAGACTATGACAACATTTGGATTTATTAATGGTAGTACTGGCACTAATATTGCAGGAGGAGGTGGAATTAATCAGTTAATTACTGGAAATAGTATTTTGGAGGATAATGGGGTATCAGTAAATGGTAAAACACCTTTACCAAATGAATTATTTAAAATTGTGAAAGAAGAATTATCAAATATTTTTATGAAGATTTCTTCGGATTATAAAATTCCACAGGACCAACTTATTTCGCGATATCAGGAAGATATATCGAAAATGGGTATAAAGCTTGGAATGAAACGAAGAAATAGGCGCAGTCTTCCAAAGGACCTTCAGTGTATGGGCAGGAAGATTGATGGGGGACAATGCACACGTAGTAGAAGAAATGGTGAAGAATTCTGTCTTAGTCATCTAAAACGACTACCACATGGTCGCATTGATGATCCAAATTTTGTAAATAAAGAGAAAGGTAAGCGTGGTAGGAAAAAGAAAGAGATTAACTATAATGATGAAGAATACTTATGTGTTCATTTGGAACTAATTAAAGGAAAACAATATTTGCTTGACGAGAATGAAAATGTATTTAGTTATAATCTTGAATCTCCTGTTTTTCTAGGGAAAAAATGTGATATTAATTGAAATTGAAATTGAAATTGAAATTTAAATTGAAATTGAAATTGAAGTTTAAATTTTTTATTAAACA